GGACCGAAAATAATATCATCATTAAGCGGGATAAATCCGGCCCTAATGTATCTAAAAACGAACGCGCCGTAGTGCTTGTGATGGGCGGCGCAAAAGGAACGCTGGAATACCATTATGCACCCAGCGTTGGAAGGTTGGAGATAGTTTCGCCAGACGGGCTTGAGGAATAGACGGGAGGAAATATGTTTGATTGGTTTAAGGAAGGGAATTTCAGCATTTTGATTCTGGTGGTAAATATCATAATGCTTTGGCAAAACAAGAAGAAATAAGCGCCGCCCACCGCGATGGAATTACGATAGGGCAGATTGAAATGAGAAATTCATGCTTAAGAAAGGCGATCAGGTAGTTATTGTAGGCAGCGCAGAGGAAGAAAAGTATAAGGGCTGCATATTTGAAGTTTTGAGCGATCCATATAGCATATGCGGTTCCGATGTAGTCAAAATGAAGTGTCACGAAACGGGCAAATACTTTGGCGGTGGATATGCGGTTGAATATCTCATGCATGCGTAAAAACGCCGCCCAGTGAAGCAACACCAAGGCGGCAAAGGAAACTATTCATCTTTATTATACATACGGAAAGGTTGTGCGTCAAGTGGAATATAAGACAGTTTTAGTCGAAAGCTCTACCATGTTTGAATTTGAAGTTAATGCTCTTGCAAACCAGGGATATAAAATCATCTCATCCTCTAATGTAACGGAAAATGAATTTTCACATGGATACTGGTGGGCTATCATGGAGCATCCCGCAATGGGAGTGTCGCATTGAAAGGCGGTGCATCAGGTGCCATCCATTGAAGATCAGCAGGCGCTGGAAAGACTTGAACGCTTGGAGCCGCCTGACATTGACGAGGTCTTGACGTATGAGGATTGGTGGTATACGTTGGAGGATTTGGAGTATGAGAGCATGAGGGAGGATGAAATACTATGCAGAAAGTAAAGGCGCATGTAAAGTTTTGTGTTCGTGAAGCTATTGCAACCGTTGTACTTGATCATGCTGGCGAAGTCGTTGAAATTGAAGATGTGCAAGATTTAAGTGATTTCGAGGACATTGAAATTAAGGAGATTATATCATGAACGAATACGACTTCACCGGCGACCTATCCGCCTACCAGAGGCAACTTGACGAGGCCGGGATTGATTTTGATATTACGAATTTGGCCGGGCTTACAAAGCGGGAGATTGAATGTGTTATGGGCGGGCTATTACTTTTTAAGCTAAGGGAAAAAGCGATTGAAGCAGAAAGTGAGTTGCTATTCGATCCGGATCCGCTGGGATTAGGAACAATTAAAGATTGGGAATACTTGGATTGTCTATGGGAGGGGCAGAGGCTGCTATGATATGGGAATCTCTTGGCTCATGCGATAATTACATAATCGGGGAGGCGACAATAAAAGCTGCTCTCCCGGCCAAGGCTCCATACTGTCAATATTGCACCTACATATCCTATCAACAATCATATGATCGGCACAGTTGCCGGATTACCGGTGAGTGGATTCTTAATTATAAAAAGGAACGAGGCGAACAATGCCCGTTCATATTTGAAATGGAGGAATAATCAATGGCGATTATGGCAAAAGCAAGCGGAAACGGCGGGAACCCGGTGTCGGCGGGCGTACATATCGCACTGTGTACCCGTATTGTGGATATTGGCACACAATTTAGTGAGCGGTTTGGAAATTCACAGCGGAAGATTATGTTCACATGGGAAGTGCCGGATGATACCGTGCTTATCGAAGGTGAGGAAAAACCTAAGTTTATTAGCAAGGAATATACTCTCTCGCTTAATGAAAAGGCGAAGCTTCGGGCAGATCTAGAATCATGGCGCGGCAAAAAATTTACGGATTCAGAGCTTAATGGATTTGATTTGGTTAATGTTCTTGGCAAGGCCTGCCAGATTCAAGTGCTACACAATGACAAGGGATATGCCAACATTTCATCCATAATGTCACTTCCAAAAGGAATGCAAGCGCCTGCACCGGTTGGCGAGAATATTTACTTTGATTTATCTGCGGATTCCTGCTTGTCAATTATGGAAAAACTCCCGGAATGGGTAAGGGATAAAATCAAATCTTCCCCTGAATACTTGAATCTTACCGGCGCACAGGTGGACACTTCCGATGACTTCAAAGATGTTTCAAATGAAATGTATTCAGGTGATGAGGATCTTCCATTTTGATTGACAGAGAGTGTTATATCTGTAAGACCACACGGGACATCCAAGCCCATCATGTGTTCTTTGGCAGTGGATATCGAAAGCTATCTGATAACTATGGTATGGTGGTTGATTTGTGTATGAGCCACCATACCGGCCCACAGGGCGTACATTTTAATCGGGCGCTGGATTTAAGGTTAAAGCGCGAATTTCAGGATGGATTTGAAAAATCGCATACACGAGAGGAATTCATGAAAATATTTGGGAGGAATTATTTGGAATGAGCGGCCAAGACTTATATTTGGAACTTGATAATAAAGTAAAGGCATTAAACTCTGCCCTCTCAGAACACCGAAAACGGGGCGAAAAATACGCCAAGGCACGTAGAGAGTACCAGGTATCTCTTGCAAAAGAAATCCTCATACAGCGCAATTCTGGGGTTCCTGTGACGATTATATCCGATATATGCAAGGGCAATGAGAGAATAGCGGATTTGCGCATGGATAAAGACATAGCAGAATCATTGTATAAATCAGCAGGAGAGGCAATCAATTCCTACAAACTTCAAATTCGGATCATTGAAGGACAGATTGATCGGGAATGGGGCCGGAGGTGACATATGGAGCATTCATTTGTTATTGAAATAGCACAGGAATATGGGGTTAATGCAGCTATAATTTTAAATAATATAAGCTTTTGTATTGAAAAAAATAAAGCAAATAATGATAATTTTTATGATGGACGCTATTGGACGCATAATACTGTTGCGGCATTCCAGAAGTTATTTCCTTATATGACCAATAAACAAATCATGACCGCCCTTAAGAAACTAGAAGATGCTGACATTATTATTACGGGCAACTATAATAAATCTGCATACGACAGAACTAAGTGGTATGCATTAACCGATAAGGGAAACTCGATTATCCCAAAATGTCAAATGGATTTACCAAATAAGTCAAATCAATTTGACAAAAATGGAGATTGTACTATACCAGATATAAACACAGATATATGTAATGCGCAAAGTAACGAAAAGCTATTTATGCAATTTTGGGAGGCATATCCAAAAAAAAGAAGTAAAGACGATGCATTTAAAGCGTTTAAATCCCGAAAGCCCAATCCAATTCTTGTTGGCGAAATGATCGCGTCTATTCAACTAATGAAGGATTCTGGAGAATGGTCAAGCCAACAGATGAAATATATCCCCTATCCAGGGACTTGGTTGAGGGCTGGAGGATGGAAGGACGAGGTTGAACCGCACAAAAAAGAACCACAAGGAAAGGTGTGGAAATCCCTTGATTGATTTATTCTCGGGCGTCCAGCCCAATATAGAAGCCGAACGTTCCATTGTTGGAGCCATTCTTATAGACGCTGACAGGATCATGCCGGAATGCGAGGAAATTTTATCTGAAAATGATTTTCTTATCAGCGAATACCGTACACTGTACCGGACCATGAGCGGCTATTTCGTGGATGGAAAGCCTATTGATGTCGTTACTCTATTAGCACAGCATGGCGATGAATACAAGGCAATAATCGCCGAATGCGTTCAGTCAATGCCATCTACTGGTAACTGGAAATCCTATGCACGGATTGTAATTGATACAGCAAAGCGATATAGAGCACATGAGGCCACCGCAGAACTGATTGGCTTGCTTACGGACCGAGCGGACGTGCAAGAATGTCAGCAGATGGCAGCAAGGATATGTGAACAGCTTTCCACGGTCACTACGGGCAATACAGTATCGGCAAAAGAAGGATTTCACCAATTCTATTCCTCACTACAGCATCCAATAGAATATATTCGCACAGAATTTTCGAAAATCGATCAACATACATACATTGAACGTGGTGATTTTATCGTTATTGGTGCACGGCCATCTGTAGGAAAGACGGCGCTAACGTTGGATATAGCGAAGAATATTGCGAAGCATAACAAGGTGGCATATTTCAGCCTTGAAACCAAGAATGGAAAGCTATTTGCCAGATTAGTTGCAAATCTTAGTGGTGAATATTTCGGGCGCATAAAATCCAGAAATGGTATTGATTATCAGAAAATTCTTGATACTAAAAAGGTTTTTGATGAATTGGATTTATATACCATAGAAGCCGCTGGATGGACGGTAGCGCAAATCAAGGCAAAGGCAGTGCAATTGGGCGCAGAAGTAATATTCATCGATTATATCGGCCTAATCCATGCCGACGGAAACAGCAGGTATGAGAAGATGACTAATATATCCTATGAATTGCATACGCTAGCGCAGCAATCTAAAATAACTGTATTTGGTTTATCTCAACTAAATAGAGCTGGAACCGGAGAGCCAACAATGGAAAATTTGCGGGAATCTGGACAGATTGAGCAGGACGCGGATATTATTTTGTTATTACATGCACCGGAAGATGATGATCCTACACAGCGCCAAGTTATTATCGCAAAAAACAAAGAAGGACAGACGGGAAGTGTGAAATTGCACTTTCAGGGGGAATATCAGCGATTTAGCGAGATTGAGACGAGGTATTCTTAATGGTGTTTACGATACCAGAAACTAAATCAAACTTAGGAGAATATAGCCTCAATAAAATCTATCAAGGGCGGCATTGGTCAAAGCGAAAGCAGGACGCGGACTATTGGCATTATCGGGTACTATCTGAATTAAGGCGGCAGAAGATTCCCCGGAAGTTTTTTAAGAAATCCATACATATTGACTTCTGGTTTAATTCCCGCCTTGATTCAGACAACCACGGGTATATTGTCAAGCTCATTATTGACGGCCTAAAGGGTTACTTGATAGCGGACGATAATAAGCGCCACGTATCAAGCCATTCTGTTTATTTTTGGGATGGGGATGGAGTTAAAATCGAGATTCAATAATCCCCGTGTGGAAATCAAAATTGAACTGGAGGAATCAGGATGAAGCCAATTTAT